TTAGTATTAATTTAATAGACACTTTTGACACAAATAGTACTACAAGTATTGCAACATCAGATTTAGATGCAAGTTTTGTTATTCCTAGTGGAGCATTTACAGTACAAAATAGTGTACCTGATATGAAAGTTTTAGATTTTCTAAGTGGCTTATTTAAAATGTTTAATCTTACAGCTACAACTAAAAATGGTTTAACTACAGTAGACACACTAAATAGTTTTTATACTAACGGAACTGTTACAAATATTTCAGAGTTTGTAGACAACACAACAAAAACAGTTGACAAAGCTTTACCGTATAGAGCAATCAATTTTAGATATGAAGACACAGGGAACATATTAGCTAAACAACACAACGAACAATTTCAATCGGATTGGGGCAGCATAAGTTATGATGATGACGGAACATTAGATAGTAATAATAATACTTATGAAGTAATTGTACCATTTCAACATATGAAGTTTGAAAGATTATATGATGGATCTACAGCTAAAAATATACAAGTAGGACATTTGTTAGATGACAAACAAGAAGCATATTTAGGAAAGCCGTTATTGTTTTATCCTATACATACAACGGAGATACCGTCACCAACATCATTTAATTTAGTAACAGAAATATCAGGTTATGACGCAGGATCTAATAATACAGAAGCAACACAATCTGCATATTGGATTCCTAGCAATACTCCTGCATTATTAAATAACGATACTGGATATCCTGAAACAATACATTTTGGTTTAGAAGAAAACGAATGGAATGCTCCTGATACTACTTGGACAGACTCAATATTTGAAAAATATTACAGATCGTATATAGAAAATGTTTTTAGAACTAATGAAAGGTTAACAAAAATAAAAGCAAAATTACCTTTAAAGTTTTTACAGAATTATAGTCTAGCAGATGAATTACAAATAAATGATCTTACATATAGAATAAATAGCATAACAACTAATTTACAAACTGGAGAAGCGTCATTAGAATTATTAAATGGTAGAGAAGCTATTGCAGCGACAGGAGCAGCTACAGTTAGCACAACAATTTCTTCTACTAATAATGCGAACGCAAATACAGCGTGTGGGCTTACATTAAACACTACAGTGCATTATTCTGGATCTTTAGGTAATACTACTCGATTATTTACATCAAGTGCTTTAACGACAGCGTATACAGGTTCTGGAAATTATCATAGATTTCCTGGTAATTATTATGCAACTATAGATAGCAACGGATATGTTTCTAATTATAATCCGTGTCCAACACTTTCGCCAGTAGTTACAACAAGTACAGCTAGTAGTGTAACATATTCATCATTTACATTAAACGGTAATTTAAACACAGCAAATGGTACAGTATCTGCAAGAGGGTTTTATTGGGGTACAAATGCTTCGTATGCAAGTAATACAAAAGAAGCAGTATCAGGAACAAGTACTGGTGTATACAGTTTAAGCAAATCTTCAGGAATTGTAGCTAATACACCTTATTATGTAACAGCATATGCTATTAATCAACACGGAGAAGGAGTAGGATCAACTATAAGTTTTACTACAAACAATCAACCAGTAGCACCGACAGTTACAGCAGAGCCTGAAGATAATGTAGGAGAAACAAGTTTTACTGCAGAATTAGAAATAACAGCAGACGGTGGTGCAACAATAAATGGAGCAGGATTTTATATGGGTACAAATAGTTCTAGTGCAACTGCAAATACACATTATGATATATCTCCTGCACCTACAAGTACTGGTACAAAACAATATGATTTTACAGGATTAACTGGGAATACAAATTATTATTATTGGGGAACAGCAACAAATACATTTAGTGCTACAAAAGGTGTATCTAGTTCTTATACACAAGTTACAACAAATGCAGCACCAAATTGGACAACACATACACCTATACAGTATCACGCTACTGATTCTTATTTAGCTTGTGTATCTTCAGCAGGACAACAAACATTATATTCGTCAGGTACTAATAATACATTTGGAGCAGGTCTAACACTATACACTAATAATGGTTTAACAAATTTAGCTGCTAACGGTTATTATTCTTATCAAAATTATGTATATCAAATATCAGGTGGTAATGGTGTATTAGGAGCACAAACAGCTTGTAATTTATCGATCTACAGACTAAGGTTAAGTGCAGGTTATCCTTCTACATCTTATACGAGTTCTGCTGCAGCGTGTTCGTCATCTCTAGGATCTGTTTACGCATACTATAACGGAGCATTAAGTACAGGGAAACAGTTATGGACATCAACAGCATTAACAACTAAGTTTACAGGTGCAGGTACACAGGGCTATCCACAATATTTAACACCAACACAATATGCAGTAAAAGCACAAAGACAACATTTTGTATCAGGTTATAACTTATGGTTAGACTTAGGATCTACAGTTTATGTTGGATTAATAGATACGACAGGATTATGGAAGCTAACTTATTATGATTATGCAAACGGAACATTAGGTTGTCCATAAAAAAAACAGAATTAAGTTATTATATATTTATGATACATAGCATTATCGAATTATTAAAATATTCTAAGAGCAAAAGCGAAATAGTGCAAATAGCTAAAGGCAAGTATAAATTGCCAAATAGTGTAAAGGAAGCGTTTAACCAAATTAAAACCGAAATCAAGTGGCAGTCAAAAAAGTAATTGAGTTAGAAGTAGATCTTAAAAAAGCACAACAAGACATACAAGATATTCGTGAACAATTTGTTGATCTACAAAAATCTGTAGAGGGCGTAGAAAAACAAGGTAAAAAAACTAATAGCAATCTTAAAAAAGGTTTTAAAGGTTTAAAGGGTGCTGTAGATAAAATTAAAAAAGGATTTAGCTCTATGGGTATGGCGTTAAAAGCAATACCTGTTTTATTAGTAGTAGAAGCATTTAATGTATTTAAACAAGTACTAGGAGAAAATCAAAGGGTGTCAGACGCTTTTGCAGTAGCATTTGGTACAGTATCAAATATATTTAATGACTTTATAAATTTTGTATTAGATAATTCAAGTACTGTAGTAGAATTTTTTAAAGCAATATTTGAAGATCCATTACAAAGCATTAAAGATTTAGGTAGTGCTATAAAAGCAAACATTATAGAAAGATTTGAATCTGCATTAGAAGCAATAGGATTTTTAGGTGACGCAATAGTAAAAGTATTTAAAGGAGACTTTGCAGGAGCAGCAGAATCAGCAAAAGAAGCAGGTAAAGAATTAATTGACTCTGTTACTGGTGTTGATGATACATTTGACAAAGTAGCTAATACTGCAGAAAAAGTAGTTAAAACAATAAAAGACGTTGCTACAAGTGCATTCGAAGGTGCAAAAGCAGAAGTAGAGTTAGCAAAAGCTGCAGAGATAGCATCGGCAGAACAAGAGAAATTAAGATTAGTAAACCTTAAAGCTGCAGAAGAACAAAGACAAATTCGTGATGATGTTAGTGAAACAATAGATAATAGAATTGCAGCTAACAAAAAATTAGGTGAGATATTAGAAGCAGGAATACAACAAGAATTAGAATTAGCACAAATACAAGCAGACGCAGCAGCTGCAGCACTAGCAAATAATAGTACAAAAACAGAACTAATAGCAGCAGATATTAGAGCACAAGCTGCACTATTAGAAATAGAAGAAAGATTAGGTGGTCAGAGATCTGAACAGATAGTTAATGAAACTAGTTTATTAAGAGAAAAATTAGATCTACAAAACGCTGAAGCTATAGCAGGTAGCGAAGAAACATTGCGTGTATTAGAAGGGCAGAAAATGATCGAAGATGGTATATTAGATCGTTTAGCTTTAGAAAGACAAGTTGCAGAAGAACAGAAACGAATAGCACAAGAACAATTTGATAATACGGCTGCAATATTTAAAGAAGGTACTATTGAATATGAAAACGCTTTAAAAGAAAGAAATGCAGCAGAAGAAAATTTTAACAATATAAATGTATCTTTAAAGAAACAAGAAGAAGAAGCAAAACTTGCAATAGTATCTGACGGTTTAAGTGCAGTTGGATCACTATTAGGAGAAGCGTCTGTAGCAGGTAAAGCAGTAGCTGTAGCACAATCTATTATAAATACATATCAAGGTATGACAAAAGCATTAGGACAGACAGGTATATTCGGTGTTGTAGCAGCAGCAGGAGTATTAGCGTCAGGTATGGCTTCTGTAAAAAAGATAATATCTACTAAAGTACCAGGTGCTAATGATAATGTAGGTGGTGGTGCTATGAGTAATACTGTAACAGAAACAGCACAAATACCTGCGTTTAATGTAGTAGGAGCTTCGCCAATTAATCAAATAACAGAAGCATTAAATAAACCACAAAGAGCATTTGTAGTATCTAGTGACGTAACAACAGCACAACAATTAGACAGAAATATTATAAACGAAAGTGGAATATAAAAAAAACACTAAATAAATTATTATATACTTATGAGAATAGTTGAATTAATATTAGATGAAGAACAAGAGTATTCTGGAATAGAAGCAATATCTATAGTAGAAAAACCTGCAATCGAAGAAGATTTTATTACACTTAATAAAGATGTAGAGTATAAACTTGCAGAAGTAGATAATGAAAAAAGAATACTACTAGGGGCATTATTAATACCTAATAAACCTATTTTACGAATGGGAGAAGATGGAGAGTATTATATTTATTTTTCTAAAGACACGGTGCGTAAAGCAAGTGAATTATATTTAATGGAAGGTAATCAGAATAATGCAACACTAGAACATCAAATGCAATTAAAAGGTTTAAGTCTAGTAGAGTCTTGGATTGTAGAAGATCAAGAAAAAGATAAAACTGCATTCTACGGTTTAAAATATCCTGTAGGTACTTGGGTAGGATCTGTTAAAGTAAACAGCGATAAAGTATGGCAAGAGTTTGTAAAGAGTGGTGCTGTTAAAGGTTTTTCAATAGAAGGCTATTTTCAAGATAAGTCTGCAAAAAAAGAATCTAATCTTTCTGCTATAGAAATGCAAGAAGCAGAACACTTACTATCAAACATAAAAGACATTGTATCAGGAGTTAAAGTAACACTAGAATCTTATAACGATTATCCTGCTTCTGTAAAGAGTAATGCAAAGAGAGGTATTGAGTTAAATGCAAAAGTAAATAATAAATGCGCAACAGACGTTGGTAAAATAAGAGCACAGCAATTAGCAAAGGGAGAAAATATAAGCGTAGCTACTATTAAAAGAATGTACAGCTATCTATCAAGAGCAGAAGAATACTATGATCCAAATGATTCTAAAGCGTGTGGTACAATATCATATTTATTATGGGGTGGACTATCTGCAAAGAATTGGGCAAGAGGTAAAATGAATGAACTTAATTTATATACCGAAAAAATAAATGACGAGTATGCAATAATTGATGATCGTTTAGCATATAGTACTCCTGAAAAAGCAGAAGAAATAGCAAAGAACATAGGTTGCGAAGGACATCATACACACGATTTCGAAGGACAAACTTGGTATATGCCGTGTGACGCACACGAAACAGCATTAAAAAAACCTTGTTGGAATGGTTACGAGCAAATCGGAACTAAGATGAAGAACGGTAAAAAAGTACCAAACTGTGTACCTATAAAAAAATAACTATGAATTGTAACTGCGAATATTGTATTTGTAAATAATGCCAAAAAAAGAAAACTACTTTAAAACACCTAGTAGAACGTCACCCAAAAGCAGTAGACGTGCTTGTCTATGTGCTGACAATACTTATAGTCGTAAATGCTGTGACGGATCTATGGAAGCGCAAGGCATAGGGCGTGTATAAAAAACAGCGTTTAAAAATGTCAAAAAATATATAGTATTTATTATATATGTATGAATGCTACAGAAATTTTATCAAAGGTCAAAACTTTATTAGGGGTTGATCCTAGTAATGTAGACGTAAAGCTTGAAAGTGTTTCTTTAGAAGAAATGACTTTAGAGAATGGTACTGTATTATCTGCAGAGAAGTTTGACGCAGGTAATGAAGTATTTATTAAAACAGATGACGAAAACGTACCATTACCAATGGGAGAGTATGAGTTATCAGACAATAGAATATTAATCGTTAAAACAGAAGGTATGATAGAAGATATCAAAAATTCAGAGGAAGTAGTGGAAGAAACTGCAGAAGCAGTAGAAGACACAAACTTAGAAGAAGCACCTGTTCAAGAAGAAGAAAAATCAGAAATGAACTATGCAACTAAGGAAGAACTTACAGCTTTAGCAGAATCTGTGGAAGAAGTTAAGGGACAACTACAAGAAATCATTGACACAATCGGTGGTGAAAAAAAGGAAAAAGAAGAAATGGCTAAGCAAGAAGAATTATCAAAACCTGCTTCAGAAGGAATTAAACATTCTCCTGAAACAAGTGAAACAAAACTTGGTGCTAGATATGCTACGAATTCGAATCAGAATACTACTTACAACAGAGTATTACAAGCAATAACTAATAATAATTAAAAATAATTTAAAATGTCAACAACAACAACTATTTCAAATGACGTTACTAGAATTTTTTCTAAACAAGAAACGTTAACTGCTGCACAAACATTAGCTGCTGCAGATTCAGGAAAGACATTCCTAATAAGTGGTACAGGTTATACTGTAACATTACCTGCTCCTACAGCAGGGTGGAGTGCAAAGTTTATCGTAGCTGCTGCATTTACTACTGACTGTGTTGTACAAACACCTGCTGATAATAGAGATATCTTAAACGGTGGTGTAATTGTAAACGGTGCAATCGTAGAAGCTGACGCAGTAGATCAAGTAACTTTTGAGGACGGTGCAGAGAGCATAGGAGATCACATTGAAATTTCAAGTGATGGTACTAACTATTACTTATCAGGTAATGGTAATGCAGCTTCATCAATAACAGTAGGGGAACTATAATAATAATAAATAATAAATTTTAAAATGGCAACAACTAATAATTTAACAACAACATATGCAGGAGAGTTTGCAGGTAAGTATATCTCTGCAGCATTATTGAGTGGTAAAACTTTAGCTGAAGGAAATATTACAGTAGTTCCTAATGTAAAGTTTAAGCAAGTAATGAAAAAAGTTTCTACAAATGGTATCGTAAAAGATTCTACTTGTGACTTTGATCCAACTTCGACACTTACTTTAACAGAAAGAATTTTACAACCTGAAGAATTTCAAGTAAACCTACAGTTATGTAAGCAAGACTTTCAATCAGACTGGGAAGCAGTACAAATGGGTTATTCTGCATTCGATAATTTACCACCACAATTTAGTGACTTTTTAATTGCACACGTTGCAGATAAAGTTGCTCAAAAAATGGAGCAAAATATTTGGGCAGGTACTAACGCTAACGCAGGAGAATTTGACGGATTTAAAACAACACTACTAGCAGACGGTGATGTAGTTGACGTTGCAGGTCAAGCAAGTACTTCTGCTAACGTTGCAGCAGAAATTGGTAAAGTAGTAGACGCTATTCCATCAACAATTTATGGAGATGAGGATCTAGTTGTCTATGTACCAAATAACATTTACAGAAACTACATTAGAAGTTTAGGTGGATATGGTGCTAACGGTTTAGGTGCAGCAGGTACAAACAACGAAGGTAACCAATGGTATAATATGGGTAATGCAGTATCTTTTGATGGTATTCAGTTAGTGTTAGCTACTGGATTAGCAAGTGATACAATGGTAGCTGCTCAAAAATCAAACTTGTTCTTTGGAACTGGTCTAATGGCAGATCAAAACGAAGTAAAAGTAATTGATATGGCAGACATAGATGGAAGCCAAAACGTTAGAGTAGTAATGAGATTTACTGCAGGAATACAGCACGGTATCGGATCTGATATTGTACTTTATTCATAATAAATAATTGTATAACAATAAAGGGTAGGTGGCACTATACTACCTACCTTTTTTTTTAAAAAATAAGATATGGCTTGTACATTAACAACAGGAAGAAAATTACCGTGTAAACAGTCGGTCGGTGGATTAGGCAAAGTATATATGGCGAAGTATGGTACATTAGGTGCTGCAACTATTTCATCAGGAAATATTTCTGCATTATCTGGAACACCTACATTTTTTCAGTATGACTTAAAAGGTGCTACTAGTTCTATGACAACTAACATTATTAGTTCAAGAGATACTGGTACTACAGTTTATGAAACAACTTTAGAATTAACTTTTACACATTTAGACGCAGCAACGCAAGAAGAAATAAAATTAATAGCAGCTGCAAGACCACACATTGTAGTACAGGACAACAATAGAGTAATGAGCTCTAGTGTCAATCCTGATACTGATAATAGTGCTAATCATTTTATGATCGGATTCCATCAAGGAGCTGAAGTAACTGCAGGAACTATTGTTAGTGGTGCAGCATACGCAGATTTAAGTGGATTTACGTTAACATTTACAGCAACGGAAGTAATACCACCTTTATTTATTTCAGGATCGGTAGTTACTGCGTTAGAAAGTGCAACGCAAATAGATCCAACAGCATAACAATTTTTTGTTTTTGTGTGTTTAGAAAGGGGGGTTTTTTAATTCCCCTTTTTTATTATGCAAAAAACATCTTTTTTTTTATTATATATTTATGAAGATTCTAACAACAAGTAATGCTGCTCAAACATTAACATTTACACCGAGATCATATCCGTCAAGTGTTACTGTATCTATAAGAGATAACAGCACTAACACAACGACTAGAACACAAAATGTAACATTAACAAGAGTAAAAGATAATGCTACAGTATCTACTACATACACATTAGTAGAAGGTAGATTTTATGATTTAAAAATTATAGAAGGTATAGGTGCGTTATGGAATCAATTTACAACAAAATGGGAAGCAGCTACAGATAACTGGGAAAATATAATTTCATCTGAAAAAGATGTATATTTAGATAAAGTATTTTGTACTGATCAAACAATAGATCAAAGTGATAATAAATATTACACAATAAACAACGGAGAATATACAGAAACAACAAGTTATCCTAATGATGACTATATAATAATAAGCTAATGAGTAAAATTAGAGTAGTAAATTTAAGCACATACACAGCACCAAAGATTACAGAAAGTAAACAAAAAGAGTGGGTAGCATATGGAGAGGACAATGATTACTATCAATACCTAATAGATCAATATCAAGGTAGTCCAACAAATAATGCTATAATAAACGGTATAACAGAAATGATATACGGTAAAGGTTTAGGAGCAACTAATAGTGACAAAAAACCTATGGAATATGCAGAGGCAATAACATTATTTAAGAAAGAAGATTTAAAAAAGATTTGTTCTGACTTTTATTTATTAGGACAAGCTACTTTACAAATTTATTATAATGTTGATCGAAGCAAAATAGTTAAGGTAGAGCATTTTCCCGTACAAACTTTACGTGCAGAAAAAGCAGACAAAAACGGTGAGATAAAAGGTTTTTATTATTTTCACGATTGGTCAAAATTTACACCTAGAGATAAAGCAAAAAGAATACCTGCTTACGGATCAGGCAATAATGCAATAGAGATCTTATGTATAAAACCATATAGAGCAGGGTATTTTTATTATACACCTGTAACATATCAAGGAGCATTACCTTATTGTGAATTAGAAGCAGAGGTTGCTAATTATCACATTAATAATATACAAAACGGAATGGCACCTAGTATGTTAATGAATTTTAACAATGGTACACCTGATGAAGAAAGCAGAGAATTAATAGAGAGAAGAATATATGAAAAATTTTCAGGATCTAGTAATGCAGGTAAATTTATACTAGCATTTAACGACAATGCAGAAAGTGCTGCAACTATAGATCCAGTACAATTATCAGACGCACATAATCAGTATCAATTTTTAAGTGATGAAGCTACAAATAAAATTCTCGTAGGGCATAGATTATCTTCGCCATTACTCTTAGGTATTAGAACAGGAAATAATGGCTTAGGATCGAACGCAGACGAGTTAAAACAAGCAAGTATACTCTTTGATAATATGGTTATTAGAGTACAGCAGGAATATATACTTGACGCATTAGATTCTATACTAGCATTTAATAATGTATCACTTAATTTATACTTTAAAACATTACAACCTTTAGAATTTACAGATTTAGAAGGTAACATTGTAGATGACGAAACAAGAGAAGAAGAAACAGGAGTAGAAGATAAAGATGAGTTGTCAGAGGTTACAGAATTAAGTCAATTTATTTCTTTAGGAGAAGAAGAAGATTTAGATGAATGGGAGTTAGTAGAATCTGCACCTGTAGATTATGACATAGATGATGAATTAAACGAAAAACTAGAATTAGCTTCTACTGGTGCTGCAAGACCAAATGCTAAAAGTAAACAAGACGGAGAAAATAAAAAAGGTTGGAAGTACAAAGTAAGATATCAATATGCACCACAGCAATTTGATGGAGATAGTAGAGAGTTTTGTAGAAAAATGATACAAGCAAATAAATTGTATCGTAAAGAAGATATACAACAGTTAACAACTAAACCTGTAAACAAAGGTTGGGGCAAAGGTGGATCAGATACTTATGATATATGGTTATATAAAGGTGGTGGATCTTGTAGACATTATTGGGAACGCAGAGTTTATATGAGTAAGACAGTTACACCTGATCCAAAAAATCCTAGATCAAAATCAAGTGTAAGTAAAGCTACAAAAGAAGGATTTAAACCAGAAATTAACGATCCGAAGGTTGCAAAAAGACCAAGAGATATGGATAACAGAGGTTTTATAAAGAAAAAAGATTTTAAAACACCGAAAGGTAAAGCATTTTAAAAATGGCGCAAGTATTATTTATAAAAGTAACGGATTTAAAAAAGAATACAGTACTAGATGGTAATGTAGATGTAGATAAATTATTGCCATATATTAAAATATCGCAAGAAATACATATACAAAATTTTTTAGGTACAAAACTATATCAACAGATTGAAACAAAAATTACAAATAATAATCTAACTGGTCATTATCTAACGCTTGTTAATAGTTATGTACAACCTGCATTAATACACTATGCTATGATGGATTATTTACCATTTGCAGCGTATCAAGTAAAAAACGCAGGAGTTTTTAAACATATTAGCGAGAACGCAGAGAGCGTATCTAAAAATGAAGTTGATTATTTAGTAAATAAAGAAAGAGAGTTTGCAGAATATTATATAAGAAGAATGATCGATTATTTAAGTTTTAATAATACTAATTTTCCTGAATATAACGCAAACACAAATGAGGATGTATATCCTGATAAAGATAATTTATTTAATGGTTGGGTACTATGATAAAAAGATACAAGATAAAAGACAAAAATTTAACAAAATTAAAAAAATATATAAATAATAAATTAAAAAAGAATGGCGACATTAACTGGAAACTCAATAAGTAGCACATATACGTCACTGCTAAAAGTAGGCGATAATGGTACTCTAGCTTCTGCATTACAAGCTATAACAGATGGTGCAGGAAACAGCTCTGGATTAAGTATGAATACAGGCGGTGATCTAACTGCTACTGGAACTGTGACTGCAAATGCTTTTAGTGGAGCATTGACAGGTAATGTTACAGGTAATGTTACAGGAAATTTAACTGGTAATGTAACAGGTAATGTTACTGGAAATGTAACAGGAACATCAGGATCTACAACAGGCAATGCTGCAACTGCAACAGCTTTACAAACTGCCAGAACTATTGGTGGTACATCATTTGACGGAACTGCTAATATAGCTGTCGCTTTAGCTGCAACTGCAACAGCGTTAGCAAATGCAAGAACAATAGCAGGAGTTAGTTTTGACGGTACAGCAAATATATCATTAGACACAGATAATATTACAGAAGGATCAAACAAATATTATACGAACGAGAGAGTAGACGATCAAGTAAATGCATTATTACAAGCAGGTACTGGTATTACAAAAACATACGATGACGCAGGGGGATCATTAACAATAACAAATAGTGCACCTGATCAGACAGTAGCACTAACAGGGGGCACAAGTATTTCTATCAGCGGTACATACCCAAATTTTACTATAACTAACGCTGCTCCTGATCAAACAGTAAGTTTAACTGGGGGTACAGGTATAGGTGTTAGTGGAACATATCCAAATTTTACAATAGCAAATACTGGAGCAGGAATATCATTAACAGATTTGTCAGCTACGGACGCAGGTGGATTAGGAAGTTTTAGTTATAATAGTGGTACTGGTGTTTTTACATACACAGGACCAAGTAATTCTGATGTTAGAGGATTAATTAGCGTTACAGATTCAGGTGGAGACGGATCTCTAGCATACAATAATTCAAGTGGAGTCATAACATATACTGGACCGAGTCAGTCAGAAGTTAGGGCACATATAACTAAATCCTATGTAGACGGATTAAGTATTGCTGCGTCCACAGCAACAACATTAGAAACAGCTAGAAATATAAACGGTGTATCATTTAATGGTAGTGCTAATATTACATTAGATACAGATGATATTGGAGAAGGTAGTAGTAACCTTTATTACACAACAGCAAGATTTACTTCTGCATTAGCTACAAAAACTACTGCAAATTTAACAGAAGGATCTAATTTATATTTTACAGACGAAAGAGTAGATGATAGAGTTGCAAATTTAGTTGTTGCAGGAGCTTCAATTAGTAAAACTTATGATGACGCTGCAGGAACATTAACGATTGCTAATACAGCACCTGATCAGACAGTTGCACTTACAGCAGGAAGCAATGTATCAGTTAGTGGTACATATCCGAACTTTACTATAGCTGCGACAGATACGCAAACAGATTCATTTAAAACAATTTCAGTAAGTGGACAATCTGATGTAGTGGCAGATAGTGCAACAGATACTTTAACTTTAGCAGCAGGTAGCAATATGACATTGACTACAGCAGCAGGATCAGACACAGTAACTTTTGCAGCAACTGACACAAATACTACTTATTCAGCAGGAACTGGATTAAGTTTAGGTGGAACAACATTTAGTTTAAATGCAGGTTTAAATAATCTAACAGACACAACAATTACATCACCTGCAGCAGGACAGGTATTAATATATGATAATACAAATTCAATATTTGAAAACGCATTATTAACTGCAGGATCAAATGTAAGCATAACTAATGCAGATGGTGCTATAACTATTGCAGCTACAAATACAAATACAGACAGTTTTAAAACAATAGCTGTATCAGGTCAAGATAACTTAGTAGCAGATAGTGCTACTGATACGCTTACCATAGCTGCAGGATCAAACGTAACATTAACGACAACAGCTGCAAGTGATACTTTAACAATCGCTGCAACAGATACAAACACTACATATACAGCAGGTAGTGGATTGACATTAGCAGGTACAGAATTTTCTTTAACTAATAATGCAGTTACTATAGGTGGTACATCTGTAGCATTAGGTGCAGCATTAACTGCAACATCAGGAGCATTAACAATAGGTGGCAATGGATCTTCAGGTGGTGTAACAATAAATGACGGATCTATTCAGGTTAGAACTGGTACTGGAAATGTAGCAGAAATGAGAATGTATTGCGAATCAAGTAATGCACATTATCAAACTATAAAAGCAGCACCACATAGTGCAGCGAGTTCAGCAGTATTAACTTTACCAACTGCAACAGGTACATTTGTAGCAACAGGAGACACAGGAAGCGTAGCGACTGCAATGATAGCTGCAGACGCAGTAACACAAGCTAAGATTGCAGATGACGCAGTAGGTGCAGATCAATTAGCAGCAAGTGCTGTAGTTACAGCTTCTATTGTAGACTCAAATGTTACGACTGCAAAAATTGCAGATAATAATATTACTTATGCAAAATTAGGTGTTGAGTTTACAGAAGCAGCAGCATTAAGTGGAACATCTGTAGATTGGGCAACAGCAACAACATTTACTAAAACATTAGGTAGTAATACAACACTAACATTTTCTAATGTATCAACAGGTATGCAGATTAATTTAGTTATAAGTGGTAACTATACATTAACTTTACCTTCAAGTGTAAAAGAATTAGAAAACGCAGACAGTTATGACGGAAGTGGTACAAATTTAATTAGTATTGTTTCAACAAACGGAAATACTGAACAATTTGCAACTATAAATAAAGTAGCTTAATATGTACGCAAATAATATAAATAACGAAATAAAAGTATTTAATCAATTGCCAACATATTGGGACGGTGTAAATTTATATACATATAATTTTGCTAGTTCTCCAGTAGAAGTGTTAGAAGAAGAAGGTTTTTTTCCTATAGTAGATCCACAAATAGATGAAGAAACAGAAGAATTAGGAGACTTATATTTAGAAGAAAATAAATATTATTATATAGTAATACAGAAATAATTATGAAAGCAGTAAATAACAACGGAATAATAACATTTTACCCAAATTTACCTACGAAGTTTAGATCTTCAACAGGTTTACATTTAAACATACAAAATTGGTCTGAACAAGATATGAAAGATCACGGACTATTTGATGTAATAATAGATGATAACTTTGATGAAAGAATACACGATTTAGGAGAAATATATTGGGACACAGATAATACTGTATTTAGAAAAGATATAATAAACAAAACTTTCATTAAATCTTTAGAAGAATATAAAGAACAAGCAATACATAATTTTAACAGTAGAATTGGAAGTAAACTTGCACAGAGTGATTGGTATATTATAAGAGAAATGGAAAATGGTACAGAAGTACCTAGCGAAATTACAAGTAGACGACAAACATTAAGAGATATAGCAAATTCAACAGAAATTGAGTTAAATGAATTAACAAGTATAGAAGAAATTATTACATTTGACTATCCAAACTTAGACTAATGCTAAATAAAAGATTAATTGGTGCAGGTGCAGCAGGTGGTGCAGTAGTACCAACTGAAAATTTTAAAATAGTTACTTATACAGGAACTGGTGCTCCTCATTCTATTACAGTAGGATTTCAACCTGACTTTGTTTGGATAAAAGATAGGAGTGGAACTGGATCGCACTCTTGGACAGATTCTACTAGAGGAGATAATTTAGTTTTACAATCCAATGAAAACTCTGCTGAAGCAAGTGGACAAATAACTTTAGATAGTAATGGATTTACGATAGGTAATAATAATGCTTTAAGAAATTCTAGTGGTGTCGAATATGTAGCTTGGTGTTGGAAAGGTGGCGGTGGACCAACAAGCAATAGTGACGGAAGTATAACAGGTACAGTAAATGCAAATAAAGCTGCTGGGTTTTCTGTTGTTAAATATACTGGAAGTGGATCTAGTGCTACTGTGGGACACGGTTTAAGCTCTGCCCCAACATTAATAATTCAAAAAAGAATATCAAGTGCTTCAGATTGGTTAGCAGGAGCATCAGATTGGACAAAATATTTAGAACCAAATGGTACACCACCTTTTAGAACTGCTGCTGTTTGGAATGGAGCACCGACAAGTACGACTTTTGGAGTAATAAATAGCACAAGTACAAGTAGCGTAGATTATATAACTTATTGTTTTGCAGATGTTGAAGGTTATCAAAAAATTGCAACCTATACTGGTAATGGCTCTACCAATGGACCGATTGTTGATGTCGGTTTTGAGCCTGCGTTTGTTTTAGTTAAAAATTTAAGTAGTACTGAACAATGGCTAATAATTGACAATACAAGAAATACAGTAAATCCTAGAAACAGTTTATTACAAATGAATTTGAATGCTGCTGAATCTACAGAAGCAGGTGCAGTTATGAATTTTTATAGTACTGGGTTTCAATCAGTAGGTACTGGTGGTGGTGGTGGATCAGGACAAATTAATAGTAATGGCGATACTTATTTATATTGGGCAATCGCTACAGATCCTGACACAGAAGCACCAACACTTACTAATAGTTTTGATATGACAACTTATACTGGTAATGGTAATACAAAATCTATAACACAAATAGGTTTTTCTCCTTCTTTAACTTGGACTAAAAAAAGAGACGGTGCTGATGATCAAGCGTGGTTTGATTATGTAAGAGGTGCTAATAAAGAAATATTAAGTAATTCAACAGCAGCAGAAGCTACAAAAACAGGTGCAATAAGTTCTTTTGACGCAAATGGATTTACCACTGGTGCTAATGGTGCTCTTAATGCAAGTAACGATACATATATTTCTTGGACTTGGAAAGCAAATGATGATGTGCCAACAGTTAATGAAAATGGAAGCATAGATTCAATAGTTAGTGCAAATGCTAATGCAGGATTTAGTATTGTAAAATGGAATGGCGATGGAAGTGCTTCTGCAACTGTTGGTCACGGTCTTTCATCAAAACCAGATATGGTTATTGTAAAAGATTTAACAGACGCAGGTGGTTGGAATGTAGCTAGTGTAGGTATAGCTTCTAACGAAGGAATAAGTTTACAATCTAATGGAGCTGCTTTTACAAGTATGGGTAACAATGGTGGTATAACTTATGGCAATTTAACTGCTACAACATTTGGGTTTGCGACTGGTGCAGTTGGTGTTGATAGTGTAAATAAAAATGGTAATTACTATATAGCATATTGTTTTCATTCAGTAACAGGATACCAAAAGTTCGGAAGTTATAGTGGAAGTGGAAGTGACAGCAATGCAATTACTGTAGGTTTTAAACCTGACTTTGTTATGGTAAAAAGAACTAATGACTCAGGTGGGTGGTTAGTATTTGACACAAAAAGAAGTAATGGTAATCCCGTTAATGACAGATTAGAAGCAAATAATAATCAAGCTGAACAAACTAATAGTGGAGATAAGCATATTAGTATTACTGCAACAACTTTTGAAGCAAATGGATCTGATACTGAACTTAATGCAAGTGGAAGCACATATTTATATTGGGCAGTAGCACAAAATGTAACAAACAATACAACATTAGCAAGTAGCTTCGGTGCAGTATTTTATGCAGGTAGTTCAGATAGTGATTCATCAACAACAGAAAGAACAATAAGTGGTCTTGGTTTTAAACCTGATCTATTATGGATCAAGAGAACTGACGGTAGTGAAGCACATTTTTTACAAGACAATCTTAGAGGAAGTGAATATACTGTTTATTCACAATCAAATGCAGCAGAATATTTTGAAGTAAATGGTGTACAATCTTTCGATTCAGACGGATTTACTGTAGCAGGTTATAATGGTACTAATAAATATCGTGAAGCATTTGTTGGGTATGGGTGGAAAGCAGGTAATACTTGGAAATCTAACATTGATGGTAGTGGATCTAGTTTGGTAAACGCAAATACTGCAAATGGTTTTAGCATAGTAAAATATATAGGTACAAGACCAACTGTACAAACATTAGGTCACGGATTAAATTCTGCTCCTGAGTGGATACTTATAAAAAATGTAGATACAGCAGGAGATGATTGGGAAGTTTATCATAGTGCTGTAGGTGCAACAAAGAATTTTGTATTAAACGACACAGCTGCACCTGCAACTAATTCAGGATTTATGAACGATACTGCACCAACATCAACAGTTTTTACAGTAGGAGCAGACGCATACACAAATAGATCAGGAGATAATTTTATAGCTTATTGTTGGCATAGTGTTTCTAATTATAGTAAAATTGGAAGTTACACAGGGGACGGTAACGCAGGTAAAACTATTACTACTGGATTTAAACCTGACTGGATATTAATTAAGTCTACAGTAGGTGCTGATAACTGGAGATTGTATGATAATTTAAGAGGTGTAAAAGAAGGTGGTTATTTAGAGCCAAATAGAACTGACGGTAACGATACAAGTAATGCACCTAATCTTACAATTACATCAACAGGTTTTACAATAACAGCAGGTGGTGGATCAGTAGGAAATAATGTAAACGGTAATTTATATACATACGTTGCTTTTGCTAAAAATGCAACAAATAACAATACTCTTGCTGATAGTTTTAAAGTAAAAACTTACACTGGTAATGGTACTACACAAGAATTTGACGATATTGGTTTTAAAGCCGATCTAGTTTGGATAAAGGAGAGAGACGGTACAAACCCACATAATATATGGGACACAACAAGAGGTGCAGGTAAACTTTTAAAAGTAAATGCTTCTGACGCTGAATCAGGTAATGCAGGAGATCTATTAGGTTATTTTACAGATGATGGATTTCAAATTAATAGAAATTATGATGTACACTCTGCTTATGACAACACAAATTATTCAGGATCTAGTTATGTAGCGTGGGCGTGGAAAGCAGGTAATGGGTGGCAAAGTAATTTAGACGGTACAGTTCAATCATTAACTAATGCAAATACTGCAAATAGATTTTCAGTAGTCAGATATGTAGGTAATGGATCAGCTACGACTATTGGTCACGGATTAGGATATGCACCAACTTTTATGATTGTTAAAACATTAGAAAGTTCAGCAAAGTGGAGAGTTTATCATTCAGTACTAGGTGGTACAAAAGCATTAAATTTAAATGACAGTTATGGTCAAGGAGTATCAGCAAATTATTGGAATGACACAGCACCTACTACATCTGTATTTAGTGTAGGTGCAGATCTTTCAGTAAATGGAGAATCGCATATTGCTTATTGTTGGAATGATGTTACAGGGTACAGTAAGTTTGGATCATATACTGGTAATGGAAATAGCACAGGACCGTCTGTTGATGTTGGGTTTAAGCCTGACTTTGTAATGATAAAAAGATATGATGGTGTTTCAAACTGGAATATATATGATAGCGTTAGAAATAGTCAGCCATTATATCCTAACTTAAGTAATGCAGAAGGGGGAAGTCAAGCTATTAATTATATAACATCAGGATTTCAACCAGCTTATGCAGGTGGTGATTTAAATGAAAATGGTGGAAATTATGTATATATGGCATTTAAAATGAATTAAAAAAATAGAAATAATGAATAATGGATTTGAACCTACATTGTTAGGGATAGTAACTTTAGTAATTACAGTATCAGATATAAATTCTGTATTGCAAGGTCTACTAATTATAGCGACTTTAGTTTACACGATAATTAAGATCGTACAGCTATTAAAGAAAAAATAATTAACTTTAATAAAAATAAATATTATGAAAAACTTTTTAAATAAAATTTGGGAAGGTATTAAAGAGGCGTTTTGGGCTCAAGTACCTTATATAATTTACTCAACAGTATGGTTATTTTTAACTATGTTTTGGGCAACGGTATTCTTAAAGTGGTTTATGAATAAATATTACTAAAATGAAACTATCACAAAACTTAACATTAGCAGAAGCGTGTAGATCTGAAACTGCAAAGCGTAAAGGAATAGATAATACGCCAAGTGGATCTATATTAGACAATTTAAAACTTACAGCAGAAAAATTATTTCAACCTATACGAGATCATTTTAAAAAACCTATATATGTATCAAGTATGTATCGTTGCGAACGATTAAACAGTTTAGTAGGTGGAGTATCACACAGTAAACATATAACTGGGCAAGCTATCGATATAGATAATGATACAACAGACGTTTCTAACAAAGACATATTTAATTACATAAAAGACAACTTAGATTTTGATGTATTAATATGGGAATTCGGTGATGACAAACCTAATTGGGTGCATTGTACTTATGTAGAAGGTTTAAACAGAAAACAAGTTTATCGTAATTCTATAGAAGAAGGTATGCAAATGTATACAGAGCCGAAAGTTGCACAACCTAAAAAAGTAAAATATGAGCAAAAACCGAAAAAAGTTCAAGGAAACAAAACTGGGAAAGTTCCTGCTAGGGAAATCAGGGGTGTTTCAGACATTAGCAGAGACGATTCCTGACAAAGGGGTTTTAGGCGTTTTAAAGAACTTAATTATTACGGACGATAGTTTACCTAAAACAGACAAAGAAACTGCTTTAAAGATGTTAGAAATCGAAATAGAGGAACTTGACGCTGTAACTAGAAGATGGGAAGCAGATTTAATGTCAGATTCTTGGCTTAGTAAAAATGTTAGACCAATATCACTAGTATTTCTAACTTTAGTTTATGCAACAGGTTTTTTTATGGAATACGATCTAAATATTATAAATCAACTTATGCTTTTAGTTTATGGTGCATACTTTGGAAGTCGTGGGTTGGAAAAGATTCGAAAACTTTAGTATTATATTGTAATTTTATTATATTATAATTATACAATATTGTACAATTACTATATAGTATTATGTTTATAGTGTGTTATGCGTAGAAAACTTATTAAAAAAATTGACAGAATATTTAGTAAGTATATCCGACTAAAACACGCTGATCACGCAGGTAATTGCACCTGTATTACTTGTGGTAAAAAAGCTAAATGGGATAGTGGACAAATACACGCAGGACATTTTGTTAGTAGAAGATATTTAGTTACAAGGTTTGACGAAACTAATGTTTATCCTCAATGTGCGTACTGTAATAATTGGCTTCAGGGGAATCAGTATACTTTTGGAAAAGCAATTGACAGAATACACGGAGAAGGTACTGCAGATGATTTAATGATACTATCAAAGAAAACAATTAAGATCGAAAACTACGAATTAGAAGATATTTTTTGCAAAATTAAAGATGGTTTATTAACTTTATCAAATAAATAACACAAAAATAATATCATTATGAGTATCGAAAACACGATTACAAATACAAAAACAGTCGCTGATAGTTTCGTAAACGACCAACTAATATGGCGCAGAGAACGTATAGAAACATTAACAAGAGAAATAAAAGATCTTAAAGAGCAAAACAATCAATTAAGACAATTATTTACAAACGAAGTAGATTTCGTTAAGTTAATGAAAGGTTGCATAGAAGATTTATTACAAATAGAAGGTGCAAACGAATTAGATTCTGCTAAAAAAGCAATGGAACAAATAGACAGACATATTTATAGTCAGGAACAGTATATAATTCGTAACTTTTTAAACAAAAAATAATGGCACTAGCAATAAACGAAGAAAGAAAAGCTACTATAGATTGGATCGAAGAAGGCAAGATTTGGTCAGGAGCAGACAATACATCTATGAAAGAACATAGAGTATCATTTAAAAACGGTGACATAGCAGTATTTAATTATCCTGCAAGTAAAGTTTATCCTTTTCAAAAAGGTGATGTAGTTACATATTTATTAAATGAACGAGAAGATAAGTTCACAAAAAAAGTTAAACAAAACGGAAAACAAATGAAAAAAGTAGAAGAACAACCACCTGCACCTACAGCAAGTACACAAAATAATGTATCTTTAACACAACAACAAAGTATTGCATTATCTGTTGCTAGTAAATTAGGTTTCGAAACTGTAACATCAACACCTTGGCAAGAAACATTAAAAATAAAAGCTAAGAAAGATCAAATACAGAAAGACGAAACACCTGATACAGCGTCAGCTAGATTACAAGCAGAAGCACAACAGAAATTATTAACGTCTATTGCGCAGATATCGATTGCATACTATAATCTATTAACAACTAAACCACAATAAGATGGCACAGAAAACAGATACAGTATTTATAAACGGTCTTTACACATATCTAAATGATAAAAGTTTTATAGTCTGCAAAAGCAGTCTAAACGTAGAGAAATTTTTAGAACAATTAAAAGATCCTGATGTACAAAAACACATTAGAGAAAACGAAGGTTACTTAAAATTTGTTACAATGCTTGGAAAGTCAGGCAAACCATATAGCAAATTAGAAAACAATAATTACAAAGAAGTAACAAGCAAGGAACACAGTCCTGATCGAAATTCTACAGACGATGACGGACTACCGTTCTAATACAGTCTCTTTAAAATCTCAAGTTAGTAGACTAAATGATATTCGTAATGGAAAGATAAAAGAAGGTTTACGACTTGGGATTGATGAGATAGACGAGTACTGGAGATTTAAATTTAACAGTTTTAATCTAGTACTTGGACACGCTTCAACAGGAAAAACTACAACACTACTTTATTTATTGCTTTTATATGCACGTAAGTACGGACTTAAATTTTTAATTTATAGTGCAGAAAACGAAGCATCAAGTATTAGTAAAAAACTTTGTGAGTTTCTTGTTGGATTACCATTTAATAAAATAGAACAAAATGTTTGGAAAGAAAAGATTGAATGGATACACGAACACTTTAGATATATTGACATAGACGAAACTTTTACATCTAGCGAATTGCTTACAAAAGCAGAAGTAATTAAAAACGAATTCGACTTTCACGGTTTTGTTATAGATCCATATAATTCATTAGTTAGAGACAGAGAGTTAATGAGATCATACGGATCACACGAGTACGACTATGCAATAATGTCAGATATGCGACTATTTACAAGACGAAATAAATGTTCGATCTATTTAGTAACACACGCTGTTACAGAAGCACTAAGACATAAACACCCTAACGGACATAAATTTGAAGGATATATACAACCCCCTAGTGCAGGATCTGCAGAAGGTGGTGGGAAGTTCTTAAATAAAAGCGACAATTTTATGATTTTGCATAGAATGACAAACCACCCTGAATTATGGACACATACATATATAGCTATAATTAAGATAAAAGAGATCGATAGCGGTGGCAGACCAACACCATTAGATAATCCCATAGAATTAAAATCACTACCTAACAATGTAGGTTTTAGTTTAAATAGCAGAAATTTATTACATTTGGTAAAAAAGATTGATTCTTGAAATAGCATATAAGAAACATAAGGATTGGTTAAGAATATGTAAATCTTTCGACTGCAGTAATGACGACTGCCAAGATATTGTCAGCGAGATGTATCTTAAAATAGATGACTTAACAAAAAAAGGCAAGGATCTAAGGTACGGTGACAACGACATAAATTATTGGTATTTATATAAAATGATCTTTCACGCTTGTTTAAGAACAAAACAAATGAACAACAGGCGAAGTGATGTTATATTTTCTGCAAGTTTAAATAGTCCAAGTAATCACACTAATAATGATATGCAGTCTGATTTAGGTTGTACTGTATCGATTCATAATATAACTGCAAATATTAACGACAACATATTGCAAAATAAATTGCAAGATTTTACAGCACATTATGAAAGTAAATTAGTGTGGTATGATATTGCAATATTTGAATTAATTACAGATGGTAAAAAAATATCACAGCTAAGCAGAGAAACAAACATTAGTTACAAATCATTAAGAAATACATATTTAAAAGTAAAAGAATTTATAAAACAAGAATATGAAAAATACGATTGGATTAGGGGACATAGTGGAAAAGATAATTAATATTATTACATTAGGTTATGGAAAACGCATAGCAACTTGGGTAGCTAAATTATTTGGTTACAAAGATTGTGGTTGCGATAAAAGAAAAGAAGATCTAAATAAAATAAAAATAAAAAGATGAAACGTTTGTTAATTGTATTGTTGTTGCTTACAAGCTGTGCAACTTACAAGTTACCAAACACAAAAGTAAAAGTAGAAAAAAAAATTAAAGTAGATAAAAGTAAAAGAATAACAGATGACACAAAAAGTACAAATGTTAAAAGTAGACTATGATCAATGGTCAAAATTTAAAGGAGTAAAAAACAACACAATAGCAGAAAGCGAATTAAGATTAATCGAAAATTTACACGCAAAGTATTTTAATCACCCACTAGAAAGTTTATGTACTTGTAGGGGTGAACATATTAAAGGACAAATACAGTTGTTTGTAAATGAGCTAAATGTTATTTATAAAAATGGGTATAAAAGAAGTACATAAGTGGGAGCAAGTAGTAGTAGATATATTAAACATAGACGGTTGGAATATAGAATGGTCAGGTGGCAGTTATAAACATTATGACGCAGTTGGTTATACGAGAAAAGGAGCAAAGTGTGTAATAGAAATGAAGTTTAGGCATAAGTATTATGAAACTAAAATGCTAGAAAAAGGCAAGTATGCAAGTTTAATGGCAATGGATAAAGATATACATAAATTATATTTAGTATTTGATCCTAAAGGAATGTATATTTTTTGGTTAAATAATTTAGAGTTGCCAATACTAGACAAAATAAATTGTCCAGATACTACGTTATGGACTAAGACAAAAAAAGAAAAAGAAGTATATTTGTTAGAAGAATCACAAGCAAGTTATATAAACAATGAATCAAAATTTAATAGATGCTTATAAAAAGCTAGACGCAATAAAAGAGTTCGAGAACGATAGTAACATACAGATTGTTTTAGAACAACTAGGAAAGTGGAAAGGTAAAGCGCAAGATAATAAAGAATTAAAACAAGTAATAGAAGCATTTCTTGATATACAATGGCATATAATAGAATTAAAAAGAGACAGAGATCTAGCATTAAAAGCAGTAATGCAATATAAGTTTCAAAGAGATAACGCAGTAAACGAAAGAAACGAAGCAAAGGAACAATTAAAAAAGTATGAGGATTCACATTTTAACTGATATTGTAGGACAACAACCAAGCGAAGAAGTAGAAGACAAGTTATTAGATACTGTTAATACTTTATGGATGCGATTAGATTCTGTACCTGAAGTAGGAAGTCTAGTTGAAATAGAATTGTATACTTTTATTTTTAGACTAGAAATGGAGAATAAAAAATATCAATTAATAGATCAAGACAACGTACACATAACATTAATATATAGAATGATATATGAAGAATATGACTAAACACGAACAACGTAAACAAATGCCAGTTTACTCTGGAGTATTAAAATTTTTTCCAACTGCTTTATTTGAAGTCTCTAAAATTAGTAACATAGGAACACAACAACATCACCCTGATAAAGAATTACATTGGGATAAAACAAAAAGCAAAGATCATTTAGATGCAGGAGTAAGACATATAATTGATCACAGTAATCACCCGATAGATGATGACGGAATGCTACATTTAGCAAAAGCAGCTTGGCGAATACTAGCAGCATTACAAGAATACAAAGACACACACATAACAAAAACATAAAACAATGAACACACAAGTACAATTATTAGACGGTAAAAATTACAATCAAACAGAACTATTATCTAAAATGGTAGACGATAA